CTCTTTAAGTATGTAGTAAATTATCCAAGCAACACCAGTCATTCCGATACTTAACATTATAATTACTGACCATACTACTTCATTCATCTTCCTTCTTGCTTATGAATCCAAGTTTTCAGTTCATCTAAATATTTTCTTAACATTTCTGCTTTTGTGAGGTGCCATTCATCACCACTCTTGAAGTATTCTTGCGTGTGATTGTCGATTGCTTTTAGGATATTATGGATAGGAGCATTCCAAGGCTCACGCTTTGGAGTATTCCATTCTCTTGGCATATTTCCTCACTTCTTCTTACCGCCGTTCTTTGCCTTTTTCGCAGTCGCATTACCAGAATTTTGTTTAGCGTTTGCTGACTTGCCTTTTTTATTTTTGGGTTTGCCCATTTATTTGTATTTTTAATACTATGTATTTATGTGAGATCAATAAATAAAATATAAGAAAGTTTAAAAAATATGAAAACATATAAGCAATTTCTTTCTGAGAATGTTAATATTTCTGGAAATGCTTCTGTTGGTACTTTGATTATAAATGGTTCCGATTATCAACCTACTCCTGTTGGTGAGCAGTTTTATGCTGACTTTATGTGGGAAGGAAATCTTTATAGAATTGAATTGATGTCGGATTCTAATAGTCTTCCGACTAGAGAAAAGCTAGGTGAACAAATTCAGAATGAATATCCTGGTGCAATAGTCCATAACATTTATCCTTTAACTCCTTCAATCGATTCTTATAAAGTATCAGAAGTAAAAAGATATCACCCATCAAAATTAGAGTGGATTTGATTTATGGCTATTTGGAATAAAGTTAATCAAGATTATCTAAATCAAGAGAGAAGTCTTTTTGAGGTTTTTAATGTAGCAACAAAAGATGGAGAACAGGTAAGCGTAGATAATCCCTTTCCAGTGTCTCTTGGAAGTTCAAGTATTACTATTAATGGTGATGTTGTTATTCCTGGTTCAGTTGAAATCAGTAATGATGAGGGAAGCCCTATCCCTACACAGTCTCACATCTTTGATGAGAATGATAACGAATATTCAGCATCAAATCCCCTAACTGTTGATGGTACTGTCAATATTGGCACGATGCCAGAAGTGGAAATCAAAAATGATACTGGCAATCCCATTCCAATAACTGGAACAGTTGCAACTAGTCCACCAGTAGGAACTACAGATGCTTTTGGAAGAACAAGAGTATCAAATCCACTTACACTATTTGATAGTTCTCACAGATATAGAGATAATAATCTTTGGGAGAGTTTGGTTGTAGGAACTGGTTCTACAGTTGGATTCGTAACCACTCAAGGATTAGTTAATATTGGAATCGGAACTGCTGCTGATTGTTCCGTAATTAGAGAAACTACAAAGACATTTTCATACCAACCAGGAAAATCTTTGCTTGTTTTAAATACTTTTGTTCCTGCCACACCAAAAACAAATCTAACACAAAGAGTTGGATATTTTGGTGCCGATAATGGAATGTATTTTGAGATTAATGACACAACACCTTATTTTGTAGAGAGAAGTTTATCCACTGGAATTCAAACTGCGGTAGCACAGGATGACTGGAACATTGATAAGTTAGATGGAACTGGTGTTTCTGGTATTACATTAGATATTTCCAAAGCACAAATTCTTTGGATGGATATTGAGTGGTTGGGTCTTGGTACAGTTCGAATGGGATTTGTGATTGATGGGAAGTTTATTCATGCACACTCATTTCACCACGCAAACAGAATTGAATCAACTTATATCACAACAGCATCACTTCCTTTAAGATATGAAATTTTTAATAGTGGAATTACTACAAGTAGTAGCACTATGAAGCAAGTCTGCTCTTCTGTAATTTCAGAAGGTGGTTATGAACTGCGCGGATTGCAACAAGGAGTACATACTCCAATCACAGCACCAGTAGATTTACCAACTCCTGCTGGAACTTATTATCCTGTGATTTCTATTCGTCTTAAAACTTCACCAAATAGATTAGATGCGATTGTAATTTTGACCGCACTATCACTGATGGGAACTGGAAATGGTCCACAATATAATTGGCAAGTGAGAGCATCAGCAACTACTAGTGGAGGAACTTGGGTCAGTGCTGGTCCTGATAGTGCCGTAGAATATAAAATTGATGGAGGAACTGTAAGTGGTGGAAGAGTTTTAGCATCTGGATTCTTCACATCAGCAAATCAATCTTCTGCAAATGTGGATATTCTGAAAGAAGCATTATTTAAGTTTCAGTTGGAAAGAAATGGATTGACTGGAACTCCTTATGAACTAACACTAGTATGTGCATCTGAAACTGCTGGTGCCGATGTTTATGCTTCTCTGGACTGGGAAGAGATTAGTAGGTAGTTGACAACGGGTTAAAAGCGTGGTATGATAAATAGGTAAACAAATGTTAGGAAATGAAAACATTTTTAACATTGTTCCTCTTCCTAACCGAGACCTATGGGGAGGTTAAACACAGTCTCTCATATCTTCGCTTGAGGGTGGCGAAGAAATAAGTACTCCACCATTTCCCTGATGGATTTACTTACTTTCTATTACAAATGACTGCTACACTTTCACAAAAACGACAATCAAATACTTGGGAACAATTCTGCGAGTGGGTAACTTCAACCAATAATCGTCTTTATGTTGGTTGGTTTGGAACTCTTATGATTCCTTGCTTACTTGCTGCTACTATCTGTTTCATCGTTGCCTTCATTGCTGCACCTCCTGTAGACATTGATGGCATCCGTGAACCAGTTGCTGGTTCTCTAATGTATGGAAACAACATCATCTCTGGTGCCGTTGTTCCTTCGTCCAATGCTATTGGACTGCACTTTTACCCCATCTGGGAAGCTGCTTCTCTAGATGAGTGGCTCTACAATGGTGGTCCTTTCCAACTTGTAGTGTTCCACTTCCTTATTGGCATTTATGCTTATATGGGTCGTGAGTGGGAACTCTCCTACCGTCTAGGTATGCGTCCTTGGATCTGCGTTGCTTACAGTGCTCCTGTTGCTGCTGCTTCTGCTGTATTCCTGGTGTATCCTTTCGGTCAAGGTTCTTTCTCTGATGCGATGCCTTTAGGTATCTCTGGTACCTTCAACTACATGCTTGTGTTCCAGGCAGAACATAACATCCTTATGCATCCATTCCACATGCTTGGAGTTGCTGGTGTATTCGGTGGTTCACTGTTCAGTGCTATGCACGGTTCTTTGGTTACTTCTTCACTGGTTCGTGAAACCACTGAGCAAGAGTCACAGAATTATGGTTACAAGTTCGGACAAGAAGAAGAGACTTATAACATCGTTGCTGCTCACGGTTATTTTGGACGCCTTATTTTCCAATACGCTTCCTTTAATAACTCCCGTTCGCTGCACTTCTTCCTTGCTGCCTGGCCTGTAGTTGGAATCTGGTTCGCTGCTCTTGGTGTAAGTACCATGGCCTTTAACCTTAACGGTTTTAACTTTAATCAATCACTTCTATCATCTGATGGTCGTGTGATTAATACCTGGGCTGACATTCTTAACCGAGCAAATCTTGGTTTTGAAGTAATGCATGAGCGTAGATTTGGGTATTGCGCTCTTTAAATCGGATGAATTGCTGGAAACCCCAAGTGGGCAATCAGCAGCCAAGTCCTAGATACATCTAGGAAAGGTTCAGAGACTACCTGAGGAATAGAGTTTCCTTAATAACAGGCACGAGCGTCCGACACCAGAAATGGTGATGATATAGTCCAATCCTGGTAGTAATACCAGATTTCAAGAGGTTTACAAGAATGCCCATAATTTCCCTCTTGACCTTGCATCAGTTGAAGCAACTCCTGTTGCCTTGACTGCTCCAACCATCGGTTGATATAATAAAGGGGAACTCTTCGGAGTTCCTTTTTTTATAAATAATTAAGCACGAAAGAAAGCACGAAATGACTAAATTATACTCCGACCTTTATAGAACCTGTATGACTTGTGGTGAGGAAAAACTCACTACGGAGTTTTATGTTCGCAACAAAAGAACTGGAGTTCGTCATTCATCTTGTAAAGAATGTGATAAAATAAGAGTAAAAACAAGACATCAGGAAAATCCAGCAAGAACAAAAAATAATGACTTAAAAAGACTTTATGGTATTACTCTTGATGAACATACTAAGATGTATGAGAAACAGAATGGCGTTTGTGCTATTTGTAAAGGTGAAGGTGATGGTAAATGGAAGAAATTGTGTGTAGACCACGACCATAAGACAGGTAAAGTTAGGCAATTACTTTGTAGGAATTGTAATATGGTTCTGGGTCAAGTTGGAGACAATGCAAATCTTTTAGAAGAAATGATTAAATACCTACAAAAGCACCAATAAAATGCTCCCAATCCTCACAGACCATTGACACTATTGATAAGATGTGATATAATATTTTAGTCGTTATTATATAAAATATGATTAACTTTAACATTGGTGACATTTGTAGAATTGACAATCCAATTCAAAAAAGACACGGAAGAGAATTTGAAATCTTGGGATTTATTTATGATAAATCCCAAGATTACCCTCATGCTCCATGCAAACTAAAAATTAAATATCTTGATACTAATCGCAAAGGAACTTATAATAATGCGTTTGAGTCATTGGAAGTAATTGCGGAGTCCGAAAATCCAAATATGGTAAATAATTTTGAGATATTACATCATTGAACTGAGACCAAAAAAGTCTCTGTCCCCAAATCTTGACAAAAACCTTAAGACCACCTACAATCAGTAGGTGGTTTTTTTTATTACCTATGACTGAATACACGATTTGGATCGGTGGCGAGAATCCTTGGTCTCGTACTTACCTTGGAGAGATTGGTGCACAAGAACTTACTCAAGAGCAAATCGACAAATATTTCACATTTGATGAGGAAGGTGAAATCGATTTTGATCATGAGGTTCTATCAGAAAAAACAGATGCATGGGGCGACGAAGAATCCGATCTGCCCACATGGGACACCATTACTGATGGTTGTATTGGTTGGGGCGCATATACTGATCAGACAGTTGGTGTTTGCAAGACAGAAGATGATGAGAACCCAATCTTTATTTCCGAGGTAGAATCTCTTTGTTATTATAGTGCAGAAGAAATTCTAGAGAATGACGAAGATGTTGCAGAACGAACAACTGCTATTGTTGAACATGAAGAAGAACTTGGATATACTTCTGGGGTGTGGATTCTTTACCACTCATATGAGAAAGGTGGTTACCAAGGAACATTTGAATTGCCAGACGATGAAGAGTTTGATCCCACTAAACTTGTAATTGAAGTTCGAGAAGTTGCCGAAACATTCAGTATCGTCACTGGTGCTCGATATAATGGAGAAGACATTGATATGAGTGGCGATAGTGATGGTAAAGGAATTGATTGGTATGTTTGCCATAAAGATCAAGTAATTAAGTTTAGGTAGAAATAAATAAGAGGAGTTCTTCGGACTCCTTTTTTTATGGTAGGAATTCTAATATTCTTTATTTTCTTTGGAATTTTTATGACCTTGATCTCACTCACAGACCATTATCATTATTGAATAAATGACTCACGATCATAAGGAAGAAGATATTCCCAGCTGGGTCATATGGATGGGAATAAGTATGTTAGTGTTCACAGTGTTTTGTTTTGTTTTGATGACACTTGGTATGATATATTGGTAAGAGTATAATACAATTTCTAAATAATTTTTTACAATACTTAACGATGCTTCTCGACTTAGCACACACAATTGCTGACTATACTATCTGTGGTGAAGGAAATGTATCTGAAAGATGGAAAGAAGATAGTTTCTTAATCAAAGCAAGTGGCACAAGTCTTCATACACTATCAGAAGATGATTTAGTTCTGGTTAATACTGATGCTCAACAACTAAATCCAAATCAAAAGAAACCAAGTATTGAAGTGCTATTCCATGCATGGATTATGAAGCACTTTGCAGAAATTAATTATATTGCTCATACGCATCCGCCAAAAACTACACAGATACTCTGCTCTCCTGCGGTCAATGACTTTGCTACGCAGCGTTGGTTCCCAGACCAAATCGTAAGGAATGGGGTAATATCATGCCTTGTCCCTTATGCTCCTCCTGGTGCTCGTTTATTACAGAATGTAGATAAGTATGTTGGTGAGTTTGTAGACCATTATGGATACTTTCCTAAGTTGATTCTTCTAGAGAATCATGGTATTATCACAGCATCACCTTATCAAAAGGATTGTGCTGCTGCGACTCTAATGTGTGAAAAATCTGCAGAAATCTTTATTGGTGCTAAACTTCTTGGTGGAGTCAACTTCCTACCAGATGAAGAAATCGAGCATCTAGAAAACTGCCCAGGTGAGCAGTATCGTCGTCGTATGTATTTTGTCAAGTAACTACATAGAAAATTCGCAAAATTAAAATGAAAACCATAACACTCACAGAAGACCAGATTAAACTTCTTGCCGATGCAGTATGGATGCGTCAGAGATGTTTTATTGCTGGCGACAAAAGATTTAAAGAATATGGTGTAATGCTAGAAGATATTATGGGAGACATGGATTATATACCATCAAGATATTGAAATGATTACTTCTGAAACTCCAGATAAATGTGCTGAAATCATAAGAGACACATGGCCAGGTCTTTACAGAAAGCCAAAAGAGCGGTATAATGAAAAAAATACCGAAACTCATGAACGAATATTGGACTGTAAAAGACAATAAAACAGGAAGAATAATTGCTCACTGTGGAGACATTAATGATGCAATTATGATGGTTTCATTCAATCCACATAATAGATCTTATAGTCGCCATCGCTTTATTATGGATCAGGTAATTGACATAAGTTCTACTACAGATAAACAACTTCCTGGTCAGATGGGACTTCCTGTGGGTCGAGTTCAACAATTAAATCAACATTTTGAAAAACTTCCAGAGGGATCGCAAGAACCAGTGATTGTATGAATCATAGGAAAAGAAAACAATTAGAGAACCAAAAAAAGAAGAAGATGTATACTCCCGAGGGATATATTTCAGATCCACCGAATGAAATGTGTCCCTATTGTGGCAAAAAACAAAAATCTTGTTCTTATGTAAATAGTTTAAGTCGTGCTTGGGCGAGGAGTGCTTGTGCTAAAAAGAATTCAAAAATTTCTTGAAAGAGATCAAGATATTTCGTATCATATAGAATTCATTTACATCTATATTACGATCAAAGAAACTATAGATATTATAAGTTCTCATTTAAAGAATGCAACTTTACAATTCATCAGAAGATTATCTTTACAACCTAGAAACATCATCTCCATCAGAAGCAAGAAGATTGTGGAGAAAATCAATTAAAGAAAAATGGGAACATAAATGTGCTTATTGTGAATCTGAAGAAAATCTAACAATAGATCATATCATACCACAAGCAAAAGGTGGGACAGATCATATCACAAATGTAGTTTGTGCATGTGAATCTTGCAATCGATCTAAAGCACATAGTGATTTTTATGACTGGTTCTATAGGCAGCAATTTTATTCAGATGGAAAGCTAAATGAAATTGAAAAATGGAGAACTCAATTGTCAAGACAAGAATTAAAAGTATATCGACCTCGTAAAAACATGTTATGAAAGAAGGATTTATCACACAAGATTATTATGCTGCAGTTCCATTCGGTAAAAAGCAGCTAATCATAATCTTTAATGGTCAGCAATTAGAAGTTGTTAATACTGAATTACAGGCAAAAAAATTTATTGAAGCACATAGAGCAGCATCAGCAGGAGTGGGTACAGTTTTTGTAGGAAATACAAACAAGCCCAAAAGCAAAAGAAAATCTAGATAAATACCTTTTAACAGGAGAATAACATGCTCTCAACTCAAGTAAGACTTCGTTTGGAAAAAATTGCTGATTGCATCAAAAAGGGAGACGAAGTAAGTTTAGAAGATATGATCTTTGCCGAAAAATGGTCTAAAGCAAATAGATCTGCAGCTGAAATTATAAGAAAAGCAAGAAGAATAGCAGTACAAGGAGAAGGAGAAAAAGGTAGTTTAGACGAATTTATGCAAATTATGGATTTAGGAAATCCTGATCCATCTACACATTTAGACTCAAATATGACTGTTGATGATCTCTATAATTTCTTTAGAAATGATGATGATTCCATGCGAAGAGACTAAATGTTAGATAATATGGAAGGCATAAACTAAAATGAAACATCAAAATAAAAATCTAGAATCAATTGATCTTCTTATAGAAGATCTTAAAACTCCACATAGTAAAATTAGAATCCAAGCAAAGAATCAACAATGTGAAAAAGAATTGTTGATTTACCAGAATCTTGTCCTAGATTATCTTCGTAATATTAGATCAACGATTGAAGGTCAAACCAGATTATAATTATGATCACATACCAATCAACTATATTAATCATATTTGGGATCATCGTTTATATGATGGTTGTGGACGAAAATGTTTCCGATGGAATAAATTTAGTTTTTAAGTTGATCTCAATTAAAATAGAAAGGTTATATTGGATGATTCGTTTTCACCCACAAAATCCAATAACAAATTTTATTATGAGAAGAAAATATGAAAAACTGGCACGAGAGCTACACAAGGAGTTGACAGGCGGAGAAAAATCTGGTAAGGTAGAATCTGAAACTTGAATGCTATGAGCACAGAATCAAATTCAATTGACCTAAAGTCTCTTCAATCCAGGATTAACGAAATCAAAAAGGAAGGAGAAGAGATTACAGATTTTACTTATGATTTTCTTGAGTGTCTAATGGAAAGGCATGATCTCAATGAATGTCTGTCTGAAGAACTTGAGTTGGAAGATGTTCCGGATCATATCATTGACACCCTACAAAAAGGAAAAATTCCAACCAAAGAAGAATTGATTTTAATTTCACCTGATGTTCAAAACTTTATGTGTTTTGAACTAATCTGGATTTGTGGTATGGGTGCAATTGCTTCTTATGGTGCCGATGAAGATGGCAACGAAGAAGAAGGAATTCCTAGTACATTTGATACTATTCTTGCTATGCGAGATGTTAGTACTGCGCACAGCATTGCTTCGTATATTATTGCAGTTCTTGCCCTTTTGATGTCCCAGATTCCATCAGAAGATATGATTGAAAGCATCACTAACAATTTTGATGACAGTGAGATGCAAATTCAAACTAATATGGATAATTTTGTTGAATTTGCATCTGCAATTATTACACGATACAGAGAGGATAAAGCTTATTATGGAACACCAAAACAATTCTGATGAAGTAAATTGGATTGATGATTCTTTCAAAGTAGAGAAGGCTCGTTGGGGAACTTGGAAAAGTACAGATAAAGATGGTAACGGAGTTATCACTAGCCTTACAGAAGAAGATTGTATTCGATCAACTCGATGGTATCTTAAAAAGAAACAAGAAGGTTGGGATGATGAGGGATCTGTACATGAAGGATCGGTTGAATACAAACTATGAGCGATACAGATCCTACCTCTCCTTGGTTTGAGTTTGTATCTTATATTAGATGCTGCGATTCTTTGGGAGTTGTCCCTAGTATGAATCGATTTCTTTCCTACAATCGCTATTACAAATCAGTTTTAAATGACAAAGAAAAAGCCAGTCAAACTAAAACCGCAGGCTAAAAGAGAAAAACCTAAAGAAGAAGTTGTAATTGAAACCTTACCATTTCATGAAACTTTCCCTCTAACTTTGGTTCATAAAGATGGAAAAGAAGAGAAGGTTTGTTATTTTGTTTGTAAGGAGCATTTGGACAAATATATTTCTAGATATAAGTTAAATAAAAAATACTACACTGTTACTAAAACAAAACCAAGGAAAATTAACAATGAGTGATTATACTAAGTTTGATGATTGGTTTTATGAATCAGAAAATTTTTCTTCTAGATCTGAAAGATTTTTTGGGGATGTCAAATGTCCAGACCCATTTAAAAAAAATGAAATTTTAACGCAATGGCTAAAAACTGCATGGGAACTTGGACATGAGTCAGCAAAAAAAGAAAAAGTCTAAGAATGCCTGGAGATGGTGGGCAAAAGCATTAGGAGAAAAAGCATCAAAATGTGATCGTGAGTCTGACATAATTGCAGTGGTAAGATCTATAATTTTTTTCACATACCTTATTACAAACTGTTTTATTATTGCTGGTGTAGTTCGACATTGGAATAATGTAGAGTATACTGTACCAACAATCAATAGAAATCAATGAAATACCGAATAGTAGAACAATCAGACTTATCAGGCGAAGTCTGTTTTTTTCCACAGTATAAAAAGTTTTTTATTTGGTGGAATTTTATGGAGATGGAAATTTTTCCAAAAATGATTAAATTTTATTCACTCGAATCAGCAACAAAGTTTATTAAAAAACAATTAAAAACTCCTGAGAAAAAATTTTACTACATTGAAAATGATTGAAGAATTGATTGATTTAGTTGTAGAACATCCAACTGAGGCCAATAAAAAAGAGTTTGAATCTCAGTTAAATTTATTAGAATATTCTTTGTTGGTCGAATCAGAAAATTTTCCAAAAAAATCTCAGGAGTATTTTAATGCTAGAACAAAAGCATTTTCGGTTCGTCCAACATATGCTAAGATTATGTTAAATAAGTGGGTGTCTAAGTATAAGTCTACTGATGGATGCCCAGTTAAATATGAGATGACATTAAACATTCCATTCAGACAAATTAAAGAACCATGAATTTTTTTGATAAATTTTTAAAGGATTATGAAAATGTAAACTTGAAGATTACTGATGAAGTAACTGGAGTTGATTATTCTTTAATGGATACAATGGTAAATATAATTCGAAGATTGGACGAACAAGAAAAAAGAATTGAATCTCTTGAAACTGAGTCAATTGAAACTTGTAATACAATATATGAAATATATAATAAAATTGAAATTAATTAGGTACGGATTTCCCTATTGTAATTTTATTTAATTTTTGATAAAATAGTAATGTAAAAAAAAGGAGAATTATGGCATTATCTAAAAATGTTATCGATAATTTAGAAGAAGCAAAGGGATCTCTACGAGCTGCTCTTGCACATGCAGCTCGATCTGAAAAATCTAATATAAATTATAATATTTCTGAACTTCTTGTAGCTATTGATAGAATCATTAAAACAGAAGAATTTTCTGACAAACTTGAGGACATGATCGATAAAATGAAAAAAGACGGGAATAATGGATCATCATTCTTTGGTGGAATGTTTTGATAATTAAATATAAATGTAATTATGTGATCTTAGGCTTATGTTAACCATTGAAGAATGGGAAGAATTAAATTCACTAAAGAATGCAATAGATGAATATCCTGCTACTGTACATCCAGATAAGATGGAAAGATTTACAGAATTATTTGTAAAGACATTGGAAGGGAAAGGAAATTTAGTAAAAAAATTAGATCCAACTAACTATTAATAAAGATATGAAATTTACAATTTATTCAAAACAGGGTTGTCCATATTGTGATAAGATTAAGCAAGTTATGAAATTAACTAATCTTGATCATGTAGTATATACATTGGGCGAAAATTTTACAAGGGATGAATTTTATTCCGAATTTGGCAAAGGATCAACATTTCCACAAGTGATAATGGACGAACACCATCTTGGTGGATGTACTGATACTGTTCAATACTTAAAAGAAAAGGGAATTGTATAGATGTACGAGTATTGTTATGATGTAGAAAAAGCAATTGATTATGCTTTTGTTGAGCAAAAATTTGTAATGAATTTCTATCAATATTTGAGAGGTAAAGATGCAAAGAGAATTGAGACTCAACAATTTTTAGATAGTATTACTGCTATCAATTTAAAGTATCTAATAGATGAATTGGACGAGTATTTAGAGGGTGGACAAGATAGTGCTCATAGGCAGCTTAGAGAGGCTTATGGACACCTATCAAAACCTTTTATAAGGAAGATTCGTAATTACATACATTCTATCTTGACTGACGCTGAAAAATACATTCATGACAAGAAACCGGGAAGAAAAAAGAAAACCTAGAATAAATAAAGGTACGGAGCTTATGCTCCGAAGTTTAAAAAGTAAAGAGGAGGAGCCAAAAATTTTTAGCTTTATTTACGCTAAGATGGTTTCTCTGTTCAGAAGAGAACTTCATTTTCGCGTAGAGTTACATCTTAAAAAAAGAAGTTCTTAGGAGAAATTATATGTTAGCAACTAGTTTAGTTTTTGGGTCTTTTTTAGTTTTGATGTTTTTTCTTATTGGAATTATTGGGGGTTGGGTAGCTAGAGAGTATATGATGAACTATAGAGAAATTCCAAAGTTACATCCAGAATTTTATGATCATAATGGTAACATTATCCCAGATGAAGTAGTTGCAATATCGTTTAATCCTGATTATTTTGAAGACGAAGAAGATGAAGATGAATAATAATTACGACTGATATTTTTTTAATTTAGATTGATACTTACTAACAATGACAACCAAAACAATTAATAAAAAAAAGAATGAAGCTCAACCCACTCAGTTGCAGCCAAATCCGTTTCAACATGAAATACTTGAGCTTGTTTCAAAGCAAAGAACTAAAGATAAAAAAATAGAAATTCTTAGAGAGTATCGCAATGATGCTCTCGTTTCTATTTTAATTTGGAATTTTGATGATAGCATACGATCTGCAATCCCTGAAGGTCCAGTGCCATATTCGAATATACAAGAACAAACTTCTGGAAATGATACACTGTCTTCCAGTATTGATAAACAATTAAACAGCCCTCAAATTGTAGATACATACAGTAATGCACAAAGAACTTCATTGAGAAAAGAAGCTGGTATTTTTTACAACTTTATTGTTGGTGGAAATGATCAGATTTCTAAACTCAGAAAAGAAACTATGTTTATAAATCTTTTGGAAGGATTACATCCTTTGGAAGCTGAGATTTTAATCTTGACGAAAGACAAGCAACTTTCTTCTAAATATAAGATAACACTTCCTATTGTTAGCGAAGCATATCCTGACATCCAATGGGGAGGTAGATCATGAAAACCATTGTAGATAAAGATAAAATGGCAGAATGGACAAAAGAAGAAAAGATACAAATAAATTTAAATTATGGCTGTGAATTAATATATGAAAAGGCGACAATAGAACAAATAAAAGATACGACATCACCTAGCGACGCTTATCTTGTTTATTATAAAATAGATGATGATAGTTATATAGATGTTTGTAGAGGAAGAAAAAGAGTAGATATTTTTGACTTATATTATGATAAGTATAAAGAAAAAAAAGTAACCAAGATTGATTTTGGTTACGGTAGAGTAAACCCAAGGCTTTGGGGAGTTCAAGGTAAAGAAAGCAAGAAAAAAAGATGAGTTTGGGATTCAGTAGCAAAGATAATACTAATGTAGTAATCTATAAAGATGAAGTAGAAAATTTAATCAAAAAATATAAAAAAATTAAAAAATATATGAAATCATCAATATATAAAATTAAAACCATGGACGGTACCGAAGAATTGGTATCAGAACTACTAAAAGAATATGAAGATAATCCAGTGGACTAATGGGGAAGCATTATCTTTTAAATCTTTATGGTTGTAAATATTCACATTTAAATGATGTAGACTTTCTTGTAGATTTGTTAGAAAATGCTGCATCAATCAGTGGTGCAACTGTTTGTCAAACCATATTTAAAAAATTTGATCCACATGGGGTTACTGTTTTATGTTTGCTGTCTGAAAGTCATATATCAGTTCATACTTGGCCAGAGAATGGCGATGTTGCAGTTGATATATTTACCTGCGGAAATTGCGACCCTAAAATTGGATGTGATGTGATTATTGAGCAGTTGAAACCACAAAGATTTAAGTTGGAATTTATCCAACGATAAATCAGTTACAAATCTTAATACTATTTTGTATAAACACTATACAAAATAGTATAAATTGCTACACTATTGACATATATAAATTTAGGAAGTATAATAC